AGGGATAGAGAATTTGGACATAATATAGCAATTGTAGCAAATACACATTTAACAAGGTTGTCACAATTAAATTTAACCAATACATATTTTGGAAATCAAGAAATATCCAATTCAAAAACGCGGGAATAACATATATGTCAGCACCAACAATAAGACCATACCAATATGGTCAAATATACGATACGCGTTATTCAAATAGAGCAGATGAAATTCGCCGTGATAATGACACTGTAAAAATTCCAAAGGTAACACTTTACGATATTGATTATTCAATATATTATCATCTTGCATTTAATTTAAAATTAAAAGTTAGTAATAATGACAATATAATCGATGTTCCTGTAAAATTTGCAGATTCGGAAAAATGGAATCAAATTCGCAGAGATGGATTCATTAGAGATAAAGATGGTAAAATAAATTTACCATTAATATTGATTAGAAGAATGGATGTTATGGATGATGAAAGAATTTCTATGCCGCCAGGCCAAACGTTCGGTGGAACAAGTACATTTTATCCATCAAGTAGAATTATACCCATGGTTAACACCGGTATGCAATTTGATAGATTAGCGGGACAGTATTTGACAAAACGATCCAGAGAATTTTATATTGTAACGATGCCATCTTACATACGACTTACTTATGAATTAGTAATAATGACTGATTTACAAGAACAAATGAATGTATTGGTTCAAGGTATAATCCCATTATCAGACCATGTCTGGGGAGATTATTGGAAATTTAGAACGAATGTTCAAGATATTACCCATGACAACGTGAATGCTCCTGGCGAAGATAGATTGGTAAAATCAACCATTACATTGCAGGTTGATGGCTACTTAAGAAATGAATTTGAATACCGAGTTAGCAAAATAATGAAAGCGTATTCTATTAAGAAAGTTAATGCAATCGAAGAAGATCAAGAAAAGATAATATTTGAACAGACTCAAGATTTAATATCACCGAATTTACCTTCTCCTCCAATACAAGATATCAATCTTAGCGAAGATGGTAGAACATTACGAAAACCAATAAGGAATAATAATTTATGAAAAACGGTAGAGTAAAAATTTTAGAAAATCACATCAAAAAATGGTCAAAAATGAGTTAAAAGAGTATGATGAGATTCCGTATAGCCAAAGTTCCAAATTCAAAAAGAATGAAGCAAGGAAATGGTTAGAGTCTTTTCTCCGAACTACCAAGATGGATTATCAATTTGAACCAAATGGAACTTTAATTTTAAGTGATGATTCATATCAAGTAATTTTAAAATTTGGACCGGTGGTTAAACTTGAGTAATGTTTTCAAATTTGAAACGGATAATTATAAATAAAATAGAATAATGAGGAAATAATATTGGCAGCAAATGGAGTTTATCTTAGCCCAGGTGTTTATACCAGGGAAATAGATTTAAGTTTCTTACCACAACAAATCCCGGCGGTCGGTGCAGCTGTGATCGGACCTACGGTTCGAGGACCTGCTTTCAGACCTACTGCTGTATCTACCTACCAAGAATATGACAGGTGGTTTGGAGATACTTTCACTTCAGGGTCTGGAGCAACAGAAAGGTTATATAAATATTTGACATCGTACGTTGCTGAAGAATATCTGAGATATGGCGAAATTCTTACGGTTGTTAGAGTGATGAACGCTGGCTATCAACCGGCATATTCTTATGTTATCAATAGCTCAAGTTTTCAACTGGTTCAAGCAGGTACTTCTTCTTACGGTGCGTCAAATATGGCGTTCAAAATCGTTGCATTGACCGACGGCGCTATTGCAAATAGCGGTCAATCAGGCGCGGCTGATTCTGGATCAAGTTTTTCATATTCAGCAGATGAATCGACCAGTAATTCATTAGTTTCAGGATCAGCATACAATATGAGATGGGAAGTCGCGAATGTTGATCCATCCAGAGGTATTTTTGATCTATATGTGAGAAGAGGAGATGACATTTCCAATAGGAAAATCGTATTAGAACAATATATCGGATTGTCACTCGATCCAGATACGAATAATTACATCACAAAAGTAATTGGAGATCAAACTCAGACTTTACGTTATGATAGTGACGGTAGTCCGTATCTAGAACTGTCTGGATCATTTCCGAATAGAAGTAGATTTATTAGAATAGAGGGAGTCAATAATACTCTACGATATTTGAACTCCGCTGGTACAATTCGAAGTGCTGCTTTGAGTGCATCTTTACCAGCAGCCGTTTCGGGGACGTTCGGATATGGTAACGATGGGAATGTGGTTCATCCTAGAGCAATGTATGAAAATATATTCGCCACCAATACTCAAGGATTCAACCCGGCTTCTGCATCATGGGGTCAAACAGCGTATCAAGATGCTATTGACATCCTGTCAAACAAAGACCAGTTTGATTTGAACTTGCTATTAATTCCCGGAATTATGGACGGGTTAAATGGTCATGGAGCGATCGCTACGAGAGCGGTGAACATGTGCGAAGATAGGGGTGACATGTTCTACGTTTGTGATCCAACATCGAAAGGTTCTACGGTAGGCCAAGCGCAAAATGCTTCTGACGCTAGAAATACGAATTACATGGCATACTATTATCCATGGTGTCAAATTTCTGATGCTGACCTAGGGAGAAATGTTTGGGTTCCGCCTTCTTGCGTTGTTGCTGGGGCGTATGCCTTTAACGATAAAGTAGCACACCCTTGGTTTGCACCTGCTGGTTTAAATCGTGGTGGATTAGAAAGGGTTATTCAGACTGAAAGGTTGTTGACTCCTAATGACAGAGATAATTTGTATAGAAAAAATATTAATCCTATTGCATCTTTCCCAAGGCAAGGCGTTACCGTGTGGGGTCAGAAAACTTTACAGAAAAAGCAATCAGCACTCGATAGAATTAATGTAAGACGTTTGTTGATAGATGCCAAAAGATTTGTCGCATATATTGTAAAATATTTGGTATTTGAGAATAATACGGTTGAAACTAGAGCAAGGTTTATTGAGTTGGTCGAACCTTATTTTAGAAATACCCAAGCGGCTCAAGGATTATATGATTATAGAATTATTATTGACGAGAGAAATAATACTCCAGATGTAATAGATAGAAATGAAATGAAGGCTGCGATTTATCTGAAGCCAGCAAAAACGGCTGAATTTATCAATGTTGATTTCATAATTCTCCCAACTGGAGCCGTATTCCCCATCGATAATCAATGAAAATAAAAAATATTGGTTAGTGATATTTATATATAAAAGAGGAAAAAATTAATGGCTAGAGTGGTGACACCGGCGGCATACGCGCCATCATTACAATTCAGATATCAAGTAGTTACATCAAAACTACCTGGCGCTCAATTCTATGCAAGATCAGCACAATTACCAGGATTCGAACAAAATCCAGTCACCTTGGAACATATTAACTACTATTTCAAGGTAAAAGGAAAAACTCGATGGGATGACTTGACAATGTCATGCTACCAATATGAAGGAATAACCGCGACTCAATTCTGGACGTATTTACAGGACCATCAACAGGTAACAGGAGCAGTCGATCAATACGCTCCTACCTATAAGCATGATATGCAGATTATGGTTTTGGCCCCGGATGGATCGACTCCGGTTTCTACGTGGAAATTGATCGGGGCATTCTACAGTAGTGTGAAGTGGGGAGATATGGAGTGGGGCACGGATGATCCAATTCAAGTAGAATTGACTATCGCATTCGATTATGCAGAACTATCTTAAATAACTTAAAAAATGAATGAACAATTAAAATCAGTAATTAGGCATGCACTGACCGCGATCGGAGCAGTGTTGGCTTTTTCAGGCCTATCAAAACTTTCAGGATTATTTGATTATTTGAACAATAATTTTGATCCTATATGGTCATCAGTAGCCACCATAGTAGGCTTGGTAACAACATTAGTCGGATTCTTCAAAAATCCGGAAAGATTTAACAAATAAGAGGAGAATCAAAAAATGAATTCATTTATCATCGGGCTAATCTTAAAGCTCTGGGATACCTTCAAAATCAAAAACCCAAAAGTGGCAGCACTTGTCATGATAGCATTGGGCGCTATCGTTTATTTTGCTAATCAAGGAACCTTGTTGGGATTGATAACCTTACCACCATGGGCAGCAGGAGCCGTACAATTCATAGCTACATTGTTAGGTTTCCTGTCAGCACCTCATACTGAAAACGCATTGGCTGAATATAACACAAAAAAATAAGAGGAATAAAAAATGTCCAACCTTCAAAATGTAATAGACCAAATCATAGAAGAAATTGATTTCACAGATGACACTATCGAAACCGTAGTCGAGAAGGCTTTTTTGGCAGGAGGTGCAGCGATGACTGCTTTGATTGCTATAGATTCTAGCAACAATCCTGAACAACCACTAGATGATTACGTCAACGGAATTGCTGGATTGACTAAAACGGTAGGATCTTTTCTGAAGTCTTTAACGCCAGAACAGCTATCATCATATAAAAGCAATCTAAAAACTATTATCACCAATCCAAGCCCAGAAGTTGAATTGGCATTGGAAAGTTTCGCAGATGCAAATATAGATCTAACGGCTGCTATTTTGGATATGAATACTGCAATAGATAATTTATCTGGCGTATAAGTCAAAATTCATATATTTGAAATAAGAAAAGGCATCGGGGATTAAATCCTCAATGCCTTTATTTTTTTAAATGGTTGGAAGGAGATTATTTTTTGAAACTTTTTGTGATGTCTGTCGGCAGATCATTATGATCGCCCAGGCCGGCCACCAAGAACCGGTGAATTGGCGCATATCCACCGTTTCAATGAAATCGGCGAAATTGTACATAAGAGCGAGGAAAATTGCAAATATCAATATTTTTTTCATAATAAAAATGTTTTAACAAAGATACGATATCTTTGACTGAGAAACAAGTATTTTCCGAGAAATTTTAAAAAAATTTGTGACAAATTAGATAATTATATGTATGGGTAAGAAATATCAAATTCTCAAAGAAAATATTTTTGATCAGATTGCTAAAATGATAGCATTATCTCAACTTAAAAGGGAGATACCTAAAGCAATTAAATTGATTGAAGAAGATCCAATAACTGTGAGTACATTGGAGAATCTTCAATACCATGCTCAAAAATTATCTGACATTTTGAAGTCAACTGACTTCTGTAAAAGGAATCCGAAATCAAATCTGTGTAAGAAAAAATGAGATTAGCACAGCCGTCATTATTGCATCCCATTCTTCAATTTAGATATACTGTTTTTACATCTAGATTACCTGGCGCGATACTTATGGCCCGGTCCGCTCAGCAGCCGTCATTTGAAAATAATCCAATAAGAGTAGATTATGGTAACAGTAATTTCAAGGTCAAAGGAAAGACTAATTGGAATGATATACAATTAACATTCTATCAGTTTGAAGGATTGACTCTTCCAATGTTTTGGGCGTATCTACAACAGCACCAAATTGTTAAATTTGCCACAGATTTCAGGGCCCGAAATTACAAACATGACATTCAGTTGCAGATACTTAATCCGATGCAACTCCCTATAGGCGCATGGAAATTGAGGGATGCATTCTATTCAAATGTTGATTTTGGTCAGATGGATTGGGGGTCAGATGAAGTCACAGAAATAAACTGCACAATCAGTTACGATTATGCAGAGTTCGACTTCTTTTTTTAGTCAGGATATCCACCACATTCCCATTCAAATATTGCTTCATCTAAACGATGTTGGTCTTCATCGATCTCCCATTCTCTCATTCCAAGTTCACTTTCTCTTTCTAAAATTTCCCAATCTTCAATTCCATTGAGGATTTCCTCGTGGCCGAATCCGAGTGATATTAGATAATTATAATTTTCCATGAT